CATGCCAGCCACATGATGTATCCGTTAGATGGGTTTGCCTGGTTGCCCCAGTCCTTACCCTTCTTGTCCACTTCATGACGTGAGAAGTATGAGAACATTCTCTTAACAGTACTAAGAGATAAAGTTTCACCTCTTGCTAACTGACCTGCACGAGTCCAGCCTACCGAAGTTCCTGCACCCGTTGCTTTACCATCTTCTTTAAACTTAATTGCTTTTCTTGCTGCTGCTCTCGCCCCTGCTGGTGGAGAATATCCTTCAGCCTTTGATACTGAATCTGTCTCATATTCAACTGTGTCATCGTCTTCCCATAGGTCATCTGCTTTTGCAGCAGGTACACAGTTAGGAACTGGTCTACCATTTGCTCCTGGCTTCATGCCACGCTGTACATATCCATCCCAGCAAGGTGCTTGCTTATTTACATTAGCACAGCAATCTGATTTCATTTCTCCAGCCTGGCATTGTGGACATTCTTCACATGTAACATTTAGTTCTTTACACATTGGACAGCCACAACCTTCGTATTCTTTTTTAATTTTTTCTTCTTCTTCGTTATACGACTTACCAACCTGAGAGTCGTACATTGCCATAGCAACTTCTGAATCCATTGAATGAGTTTCCATATCTATCTTGGTAGCGTCCTGATACATCATACCAATACTGTATGCAGTTGGCTCCCACTTACCATCTTCTTGTTCGTAAATTCTAACAGCCATTGCTGGGTTATCTGGTGGCATTGACTGGATTGCATACTCTGTTCCAGGAACTCCGTATACTCCGCCCTCTGTCATGATGTGTTCTACTACTCCGTGGACTATTCCTTCAGATGTTGAACCCATAACAAAATCGCCTTCATTTATCATATAACTATTATAGCATGCCGTTTAGCCTGTTATGGGTCCTTATTCTGTGGCAGTTAGCGCAAACCACCTCACACTTTTCGATCTCTTTTTTAATAGCCTTCCATGAAAAACCATCATGGATCATCCTTGATACATTGTACTTCTTATCTCTTATGTGGTCAAAATCTAAGATAATATGATTATTTATTCCACAGTCTACACAGCCAGAATCCTCTTTTATCTTAGCCAGCATCTTCTTATACTGCTGCTTATTATAATGGTCTAACTCTTTGTCAGTCATTGTTTCTATTATACCGTGCAATATTGAGGCCCCACACAGGCAATTCACCTGACTTGCGCCACGGTCTCTATCCAATGGGTAACTACTCCATCACTAAGGTCCTGTGTGGGACAATTATATTGTAGCATAGTAATGGAGCAGTTTATAGACTTGCTCAGGTCTCCCCAGGTTGCGACCCTGGGCTTATCCGTACTCAGCAATAGGGTTGCTATAAGCAACTGCATGTATCATGACGGAATATTTTATTATACTACCTAATTTCGATAGTTTTTGGTAGTTTATCTTCTGGGATCTGCTTCTCAAGTTTGATATCTAAGATACCGTCCTTGAATTCAGCCCCAACAACTTCGACAAACTCAGGAAGAGTGAAGATATCAGTGAACTTGCGAGCAGCAATTCCCTTGTGTAGATACTCCGCACCCTCTGGTAACTCAGCGTCCTGCTTCTCGCCCTTAATTGTAAGTTTGCGATTGTCTAGCGACACTGAGACATCATCCTTAGAGAAACCAGCCAAAGCAAATGAAAGAATATATTCTTTATCATTTAATTTGATTTGATTATAAGGTGGATAGTTTGTTGTTGTTGTAACCTTCTGAAGATTTGAGAAGGTGTTGAAAAATGGATCATTAAAAAGATCCAGTGCTGTTTTTACCATGTTATTCCCCTTTCAAGCGAATAATTTAATTCCCCCCATATGGGCAGGTAATAATATTATAACATAGAAAAGCAGGCCTGTCAAATAACAAGCCTGCCAGTCTATAGTAAAATTACTTTACTTGGTTGGTTGTCTTTCCTCCGCCAGATGACTTCTTTGCAGGAGCCTTCTTAGCAGCCTTCTTTACAACCTTTGCAGACTTAACTGCCTTGTCAACCTCTTCAACTGAGGGCATTCTTCCGAATGCTGTGTCGTTAGGGTTGGCTGCTCTCAATACGACTGGTACAAGTGCACCAAGTAGTGAGTAGGCTAGTGTCTGTGGATCTGTCACTCCAGAAGCATACAACGCTGTTGCTGCTCCAAGAACTGATCGTCCGTATGACGCTAGTACTGCCTTGATTTGTTCGTTCATAATTTTCCTCCTAGGATATTATTTTTGTTAGTGATGCAAAGCCAATCCATAAACCAATAATTCCTGCGACTCCCGCAAAAACTGGTGGTGCTGGTACTGGCAATTTGAATGCAGCAAATACTACGCCACATCCAAAACCTGTTAGTGTTGACAGAATAATGTCTTTCATCTGTATTCCTTTTCATTTGTTTTATATTGTTTAATAAATTCTAAAATTCTTTTTCTTTCATCTTCTGGCCATGTGGCAATTAAGATCTCATCAATTCCATTGCTCTCTATTTCTTTCACGATCAAATAAAATTCTTCATATGTAAAATTTTCTTTTTCAGACTCATGCTCACCAGATATGCTATGTAGATAGTCTACTTCTTTCTTTGTTTCTCTTAATTTTGGAGTTATAGAAATCATAACCCTTTCATTTTTAATGTTAAATTTATTTTTTTTGTACATTCTGTAAGGTATTATCATTCTACCTTTATTTTTTGATGCTGAATTAAATAGGTGTTCGTTTGTAACAGACACATAGTAGTCTGGTATATCATCATCTAGTTTAACTAATGTATCTACATACTCTATTAGATAGTTTGATCTGTCTATATTACTTGACTGATCATTAATACTTCCCAGTATGCCACCGTACCCTTGTTCTGCTTTTTTAATATCTCCTGTGACAAAGTTTAATCTTAAACTGTTTGGAGCAATACTGTTTATCGATCTATTAATCATGCAAAGGTATTGTGGAGAAATAGCATAAGGCTTAATTGCAACAATATATGTCATGTTCTTTTCTTCTTTATATAACGCTCTTGATATACCAGAAAAGAAATCGCCAAGGAATATATTGTATGTAAAAAGAACTCCAGAAACATATTCAGATGGAAGTTTTTTTACATGATCAAAGTTGGCTGCAAAAAAATAAAAATTCATTATTGCGCCTCTCCAGTATTATTTTTTCTTGAGTTGACGTAATCATTTATAAAAGGAACAATTATCTCTGCTTCTTCTGATGGAACAGCATTAATAAGTAAATGATTTATTCCACGATTTTCAAGTGTGTCTACAAAATCATAAAACTGTTCGTGAGTAAAGTAGGCAACATCTGAAACAATCTTAGGTATCTCTCCTTTTTTCCATGCTGGCCTAATTGAATGATTTGTTAGTAGGTCTAGTTCTTTTTCTGTTTTTCTAATGATTGGAGTCATTGTTAACATAACTTCTGTATTTTCTATTTCAAGAGGAATAAGTTTGGATTTATCTTTTAAAACATCAGACCATCCACCACGAACATATATGTGATACGGCAAAATTATTTTGTGATTGTATTTTTTAACTGCTTCGAAGACATAACTGTTTGTTGTTGAAACATAAAAATCCAATGGTGTTTTATTTACAGCCATATTATTTAATGTGTCCAAAAACTTGATCATATAGTTTGACCTGTCTACTGGGTCTGAACTGTCGTTTATGTCTCCAACAATTCCATTGATATGGCTTTCTTTATCTTTAATATATCCTGCTATTAGGTTTATCTGAAGCCTGTCTGGATCTATCTCGTTTATAGAATCATGGATAGTCTGAAGGTATTGTGGGGATATTGTGTATGGCCTAATCGCAATAAGGTATTTAATATTTTCATTTAACTTAATATCTTTGGCAGTTCTTACAAACATATCTCCTTGTGTTGCATCATAGGTAAACATAACTCCAGAGAAGTTGTTTTTGTTTAAAACAGAAGGAGACATTATGCTTGTTTCATCTCCCATAAGCCCACCAAAATAATAAAAATTCACTCTTTTGCCTTACTGTAGTGTAGATCACACAGATCTACAATCCTGCTTTCAGAATTTGCCCATACCTGAGTGCTTTCTTCTTCACACAACTCTTCCTCGCATATGAACAAGTTAAGATTTTTTGTGTGTTTTAGCACTATCATTACTCTATTCTATCATAATCTTCTGGTAGCAGTTTCTTTAGTTCTTTGTATGCGCCAGAAATTTTCTTCATCGAGTGGTAGTGTGGATATGCAGATCCAACTTCTCCATACTCATCAAAGTATGCTATCTCAGGCTCAATATCAACAACAAACTTGCTTAGGCCTGCTTGCACATCGTCTATGTATTGGTATGCCCAATCTCTGGAATCTGAAACAAATTTTAAAAATGCTTCATTTGATTTTTCTTCATCTGTTTTATTTTCATCATTCATTGACTGCTGCATAATTAAAAGGTTAAGTGTGTTCGCAAGAATCACACGATTTTTTTTAACTTGAACTAAATATAATGATAAAAACAACAAAGTTAAAAATACAAAAGTACCAACTAATATGGACTCAATCATAACTCTTTGCCTCCTTCTCTAACCAAAAGAACAATTGCACCATTATCTTCTAGTGCTTTTTTTACACGAATCATATACTCTATTGCCTGCCTTTTCATTTCAACTGTTTCCAAAGACATAAAATCTTTTTCTTTAGCCTTTACTGTTAAAAAGTGATCGTTATCGATAATCTGCAAAGAAAAATTTTTAGGAGGGTTTAGTGACCTAAAAGCCCTTTTCATTTCATCTGTATACATGTTACTCCATTGTTAGGGACTGCCAAGTTTTACCCCAGTCAGCCTTGCTCTTGTGGCTAGAAAACTCTTTAGAAACTTCTCCGTTTTCTAAATATACCCCACCCCATACTCCCCACTCTTTGCCAGATATGCCAACAGAAAAACATTCTTTTCTTACTGAGCATGAGGAGCACAAAGCATCAATTGCTGGTCTAAGTAGTTCGTCTTCTTCGTATTTGTCAAAAAATAAGTTTGTATCGTAGTCTAAGCACACAGCCTGATCTTTCCATTTATGTTTGTTCATTTACATCCCCTAAATCTTTATTTGTTGCAATGTATTTCATATACACATCAGATCCTGATGCATATTCTTCTGACTTTAACTGTGCTATTGTTGTAAATTTTTTTCTTATATTTTCGTCTAAAATCAAACTTTGCCATTTTTTATAGTCTTCTAAACAAGACTGTTTTACATTTTCTGTTATATTTTTTTCTTTAATGTCTGTAAAATCTGATGCCTCTGAACTAAATCTTTTTATATTCATGCCACAATCAGTGTATAGGAATACCCCTCCAGGCTTTAGTACACGACTAACTTCACTAAAAAATAACCCTGGAAGATGATAGCAATGAGAAGACTCTACACTAAGAACTATATCAAAAAACCTATCTGGATAGTCTAGTTTGTGTGCATCAGAAACTTTGAACTCAATAGAATCATCATGATTGCTTTTGCAATATTCTATATTTAATTTATTAATATCGCAGGCAAAAAGTCTATCTGTGTCTAAATACTTTTTTATTGCAGAGATCCCGCCACCCCTGCCACACCCAACCTCTAGGACTTTCTTTCCTTTAGAATCAATTCCTTCAAACATATTTAAGTATAAAGAAATCTGGTTTTTAAAAATAAAGTCATCTTCAGAAATTATTTTATAGGAAGGAGAGTATCCATGATTCATAAAGTCAATACTGCTATCCCCCAAAAGCATGTTTACCGTGTTATACTCTTGCACAACATCTCTCAAAAACTCATGTTGAATTTCTTTATTCATGATTTTTTACATACTTATCTGGTATTTCCCATCCATTATTTGAAGGAATAAACTCTTTTTTCATTTGCCATTTGTTGTTTTTATAAACACCAAACTTTGAAAAATACGCCTTATCTGATGGGAAAGTTTCAATAACCGTCCATCCGTCCCAAGAAAGTTGCTTGTTGTTTTTTACAATTGATTCCATAGTTTCTAAAGAACTAATCTTTTGCATTTGTTTTCCGTTCTGTTATGTGCTTTGCACGGTTTAGGTATACACAATATTAAAAAGTGTAAATATTTGTATTTATATTATTTAGTTTTGATGAGTGTACAATTTTTGAAACAGGCTCTTTTGGATTAGAAAGAAAAGCAAAGTGATTAATGTCTTTTACATTTTCTTCTAACCACTCAGGGGTAACCTTAAAAAACTTTATAGACTTTCCTCTTGCCTTCATTCCTCTTTCAGATAAGTTTACAAACTCCATTGCCATCATGTTGATATTGTTTGGTCCTGCAGAGTATATTAAAAAGTCTTTGTCTGTTTCTGTTAACTCAGAAAGGGCAACAGCCATTGATCTTAGGAAGATGTTGTAGTTGTTAAAACTACTTGTCCCCTGAACCCCTACTATCATCGTTAATCCCTTCTCTTAGTTTATCCATTATAAAAAGCATCTTGTCTAATTGTACCCTATCCATACTTATGGTGTCAACTTCTTCTGCCGAATCTTTGTCTATTGACTGACCTACCAGTGGTGCCTTGTAAAAAATGTTATCTTTTATCCAATAAGCATTACTATCTACGATGATAACCTTTATATTAGTTTTGTCATAATGCTTGGTTGACTGTGTCTTGTTAATCAATTTTCTTGAGTATTTTTTGGTGCTATTGTACCTATAAAGAAGCATAGATTGGCTTACGATGGCTGGACCTTTGCTAGACCTAGAAGCAAAAACATATGTAAATAAAACTAATAAGATAGTTAGGGTTAGTCCAATAGCACCATACCAATTATTCATAGATACCCCTTGTATTCATTGTATCACTTTTTTTCTGAAAGAACTCTTATTATTTCTTTAATAATTACTTTTTCCTCTTTGCCTAAAGACTCTATAGATTTTGCATCAAAAGATTTTTCAGCAAGTTTTACAAGTGGATCCGCAATAGTTACGTCCATATCTAAAAAACCTTTTTCCCACAGCCTCATGGTTGCTTCTGAAAAGTATATAGACATTTCATTGCTTAACTTTGGGTCAATGCTTTTAAGTATTTCTGTTGGCCTGTATAGCGCCTCACCAGACTCTTCATCTATACCAACAAACTCCAATCCACCCTTAGAGATTAGGTCATCGATTATTTCATCTGGATCACTCATTAACAAACTCCAAAAATTGATCTCGTGTCTTTGCACCATTCATTCGCTTAACCTCTAAACCATCTTCAATTAAAATATATGTAGGTACAGACTTAATTCCAAACTTTTCCAAAAGTTCTAACTCTATATCTGCATCAACATATATAAAATCTATTAGCCCATCACGTTTTAATTCGTCTGCTACGGGCCTTGTTCTTTGGCAAGGTTGGCACCAGTCAGCAGTAAAGTAAAGTACGTGTCTCACTTTCCAGACTTTTTTCTAGCCTTTGCAAGTGCTTCAAAGTCTTTAACTTTAGTGTCACCTAGGTATCCCCAAGCATATCCATCATTGATCATCATGTCATTTAGAGACACTGTATCTCCATTAATGTATACCCAGCCTAAAATGCGACCATACTTTTCAGATGAGTCCATCTTCTCAGTCTTAATAACAACAGACTTAGCATCCTTTAGAGCCTTCTTCAGATACTCCTTTGACTCAAGGCCAAGGGCTTTCTCTTTTAGATCCTTTGTGCGAGACTCAGGAGTATCAATACCAGCCAATCTCACACGAGATGAAAACAGAATATCAAACCCTAAATCAATTAGAACATCGATAGTGTCTCCATCTACGACATTCTCTACTTTTCTTACATAGTATTGGTACATTAGTAGTCTTGCCCCTTTGCTTTATTTTCAACAAGTTTATGTCTTTCATCAAGTACGGTTATTGCAAAAGAAACCATCTTCTTGTAGCCCTCAGAATTGTCCATAATCTTGTTGTAATGATGACCACAAAATAATAGTTCACCGCTTAATCCAGTAACCTTTACAAGCGCTTCAGCGCTGCATCTGTCACACCGATCATTAGGTGATAGTTCCCACTCCTGCTTAACTTCATCTTTAATCATTGTAAACATTATACTACCGCTTTCTATTATCAGTGGAATAAAATCCACTACCGTTGAATACTGCTCCTATATTAGAGTATACACGAACTAAAGACTTATTGCAAGTTTCACACTGATATCCTGGATCATCTTCGGATATACCACGAAACTTTGTATATCTTACAGCACAGACCATACAGTCATACTCGTATGCTGGCATATGCTTACTTCTTCTTTTTTTCTTTTACATACCAAACTGGCAGTTTGAGTTCATCTCCAGACCACTCATAACCTAAAGCCTTTACAACAAACTTAATAATTTTAATTCTCATTACTTAACCTTCTTTCCAAACTTAGCCCATACTCTTTCATGAAGATAGAAGAAAGTCATTTCTAGTGTTAGATATGAAAGTCCGTAAAGACCAACATACTCCCACTCTGCCTCTCCAGTATAGTACTTTAGAACGAAATAAATTATTCCAGAAACAAAAGTAAAGTGTACGAATGGCCAACTTATAGTCTTTAGGAATGACTTTCTTCTTGACTCCATTATAGTGCTACCTGAGCCTTTCCTCCGCCAGATGACTTCTTTGCAGCAGGCTTTGCAGCCTTTTTGGGTGCTGGAGTTGCTGTTGTTGCAGATGACGTTATCTTGTTTAATAGTGGAGCATTTTCTTCACCAGTATAAACTGGACGACCCCAACCAACTACAGCATTAACTAACTTCTTTTTGTTATTCTTTACATATGCACGAGTCTTTTCTACGCACATTCCGCCATTTCTTTGGTCTCCCTTGGCAGTTCCTGAAGTATTTCCTTCAATAACTTGGATTGTTCCGTCACCGTTATTCTTAATGCAAAGACCAACATGTGAAATACGATTTACACCATCATCTGGGAAATCAAAATAGATCCAGTCTCCTGGAGTTGGATCATCGTTGCGAGCATCTGACCAACGCTCAGCCTTCTTAAACCAATCTGCTGCTGCTACTGTTGATGCAGTCTTTGGGAATGACTTTACTCCCGCAGTAAATGCTGACCAAGAAACGAATGACTGGCACCATGGTTGAAAGTTTACCTTAATCCATGCACCGTACTTTGTTTCATTATCCTTTGGGCCTTCGATTGTGCCCACTTCCTTCTTTGCAACCTCAATGATTGCTTCTAGACTACCTTTTGCTGCCATGTTATTCCTCCTTATAGGTATGACAATATAATTATATCACGCTGCCCCACCTGGCCTCGATCCAGGGACATCCGAATTAACAGTTCGGCACTCTACCAACTGAGTTATAGGGCAATGTAGGCAGTTTTAGTCATACCTAGGACTTGTGGCTTTTATGGCAAGTTATATGGAACTACTTGTGCAGGTTCCCAGACTCTATTTCCTTTTGCATCTCTAGAAAGAAACTTTACTGGCTGCTTTGGTAAAGCATTTAAATACTCTGTAAAAGTTTTGAATGTATTTTTTCCAACATAACGTGCTGAAGTTGCTGCTGTAGAAGCAGAACTTCCAGATGTATCAGTTACAGAGCCGTTATACTTTGTTACAGTAATTTTTGAGATAGCAACCACATCAAGGCCAGGACCTCTATTTGTTGCTGTTTCTCCTACAGCAGTACCTTCATCTACTACGTTAGTTAGCGCTCCAACACCTATAACGCCAGGGACGCATGATGGAAATCCAACAATAAGATTAGACCCATCATTTCCAGTAGCAACAAATGTAGGAACGTTCTTTGCATTTAGTTGTGATACTTGTTCTGCAAATGGATTTAAGATTGATGCATCTCTGCATCCAATATGCAATGACTGAGCCCTGGTCTTTAGGTCTGTATGAATACCTGACATACTAATTGACACAGCATCAATGCTATACTTTGCTGCGTTATCGTTTACCCACTTAACGGCATTAAATATTGTCTGACCATTGCTAGGTGTTAATGAATCTCCCAAAGCGCTTACATTAAAAACTCTTAAGAAAACAATCTTAATGTTTGGGTCGGTAACAAGTGCAGCCTTAACCATAGTATCTCCGTGAAATGTTCCAGAGTTTATGTTTTTTGGCCATGGGGCAGATGCTGCTCCCTTGCCTTCCATAAAAAAACCACCGTTAGGGCATGACATGTTTCTTACTGTTGTAAAACAAACTTCGTGAATAATTGATGGGAAGTTGTTTGAATTAATTGCTGTGTCAATAATTGCTAAAACCTTTTGATCTTGTGCCTGTGCTGGTGCAATTGCTGTAAATGCAAGTGCGATTGTTAGTAGTGATAGTAGTACTTTCTTCATTTTGTTCTCCTTGTTTTGTTTGTTTGTTATTGTTTGATTTTTAAAACTACTTGGCATGGGTCTCCGCCTTCTTCCCACTCTGCTGCTTCTTCATCTGTCATGTAGGGATCTCCTTCATGAGTGTTACAGAACGGCTCTGTTACCCATCCCCGCTCAATGCCGTTTTCAAGCCAGATCTCAAACTCATCAAAGTCTGACTCTATGTTCTGAATGTCCTTTAGGATTTCTTCAAATTCTTCGTTCATACTATAAGTATACCCTTAAGCGCTTATGATGTCAACTGGACCCATGCATGATGGGTTAAATTTAATTGCTGCAGATACTGCTTGTTGTACTCTGTTCCTTGCATTTTTTTGTTTATCTGTTGCATACATAACTCCATATGCATATTCTGATCCAGAGCCAATAGAAATATATGGCAACGAGTATTTAGACAAAGACATATCGCCAGAACTGTGCTCGTAGATTTCTCCACGAATGCCAATAATTAAACTTAGTTCACCATCTTTAGATGTGTCAATCCAGAACTCGTTATAAAATTCACGAAGTTCTTTAATAAACTTTGTATGCATATACTTATCTGTGTCTTTGATGTTTGGGGCTGATGGTCTAAAGTTGTGTCTAATTCTATCGCCATCCATTGAGCCAGCATATCCGATTAAGTAAGGTCCAACCTTCCAAACTTTTGGTGATTCAAGTGCAAGAATAACTCCGTCATCTGATGCTCCACGATCTCCAGCCATATAAACTTTTTCTTCATGGCGTAAAGCAACAATACATGTCATGACAAAGCCCTCTCCAGATAGGTGATACTCAAGTATACCATTACCCAGAGAGGGCTGTCAACTATCGTCAATAATGACTAATTAGCCTTTTTGTCTACCGTCTTAAACGCATCATTGATCTCTGCCAATGTGAGTTTTCCATCGTCCAAAAAAGCCCTTGCAAGCCTTTCAATAA